TTACTAGAGTTCTTGTTTAATGTAATCCATACATCAATACCGTACATTTCTCTAGTTCCTGACCCTGGGGTAACATTCGCACCGTCAGAGAAAGAACCATTGAATGCAAACCATTCAACTTCTCTTGCTACTTTTTCCATAGCTTTTTCAAGTTGTAAAGCAAATTCGTCATTTATTGCGTTACCACCGAATAATCCTTGTGCAACACCTCCAGTTGTTGTTCCATCACCATCAGATTGATTTGTGATAGCTGCAGATAAAGTAAAAGGATTTTGATTTCCTGTGGACGCTAAAGCTGTATATGTCATTTGAACACCTTTATGGAAAACTTGAGTTACATGTGTATACGCAGCTCTGTCTCTTCCAAGATATTCTGTAGGTGTACTACCTTCTTGACCTTTAGTAGGTTCAGAAGAAATGGTGTAACTATCCTCTACTTGGACTTGCCAATATGTAGAGTTTAATGTTTTACCACCATTCAATCCGCCAACTGCAGATAGTAAAGGAGTCCTTTGACCACCAACTTTAAACAACTCACCAGTAAAGTTATTAATATTTTGTGCATATATTGGGGTACTTGCGTTTAACCCACTTATTTCTGCCATATTAATTTACCTCTCCGATATATTGCTACATCTATTATTATTTATTTTCTTGTTCTTTTATTTGGTCCATCATTGCAAGTTTTGCACCGATGGAATCTTTTACAGAAGTGTTTGGGTCATTTATATAGTTAACAGCTTGCTGCATAACATCTGCAGGTTCGTTATCTACACCCAATTTATTAAGTTGCTCAACTCTAGATTGAGCTTCAATGACATTCTCTGTAGGCGGAGCTGCAGGTGCTGGAGCTTCAGAAGTTACTTCTTCTCCAAACTCTGTCTTAACAAAATCTGTTATAGCATCGACTGTTATATCTCCGTCATAAAGTTTTGTTACTGCTTTGCCTAATCCCTTTTGTGAGGATAAGCCCATTGAGGTTAGTGCAGAATCCATTGCTTGTACTTTATATTTTTTATTCTCAGATTTGAGCTTTTTATACTCTTCTCTAAGTTGTTTTATATTATCAACATTATCCAATGTCTCTGTCTTCTCCTCATTAGTCTCAGTTACTTGTTCATTATTTACCATAATTACTTCTCCGTTTTCTCTAGCATGTAAAAAATCCCATAACAATAATCGCTAGGTAATTAAAAGGGATGTCACAAGGATTTAGATTATACAAAATAGTACACCTTGGTTATTACTATCTATTGTGTGTGACCCTATTTATAACCTGCGGAACTCACCACGCAGTACTCTTTATAATACTACTACATATAGTAGTGTCAAGTTTATATATACAATATCTAGTTGACTTCTGTTAGTCCTGTAACAGCACCTGTCTCAGTTCTTCTTCCTCCCATAGCAACAGAAGAACCTATGGCTATTTGATTTTGAATAACATCTATAATTGATTGAGTATCTTGGTCTCCAAATATACTTGCTTCTAATACATTCTCAGCACTTAAAGTTGTTGCACGCCTCTGCCTTCTTGCTGCTGAACTGAGCAATCTTGCAGACTGTGCAGCAACTTCAAATTGCCTTTCCGCCTGACCAACTTGTAAACCTGCACCCATTAACTTCTGAACAGTTCCAAGACCTAACCTCTGTTCAGTTACTCCTTCATATATTGCACCGAGCTGTGAAGATTGTATTCTTCCAGCTAATATATCTGAATTTAAATTAGGGTCTAATGCAACAGCAAGAAGCCCTTCTTCGTCCATACCTGCAGCAACTCCTTGTTCTGAGTAGTATTGATTGTATTGATTAATAACACTAACTTTTAAATCTTCATCTACCATATCTATTACATTTTTAAGTTGTTTAACTCTTGAAGCAAACTCAGGCATAGCTACATCTTGTGAAACTAATGTTGCATATTTTTCTTTACCTAATGTTGCAGCATATCCAGCTAAATTATTTTGTGTAAGGATAGTATTAAAGTCTTCTAAACCAGCTAGATAATCTTTTTCTGTCATTCTTAATGCACCTGTATCAGGGTCTACAATATTAACAAATACTCTTTCATATGCTTCTTTACCTGTACCAAATCTCATTTCAGCTAAAGCTTGTTCTGTAGTTCCGTCACTATCAATATAACCTTGTACATATGCATCTACTAATTTATCTCCATCTGTTCCAGCGAATTTAGATAACCAAGGCAATAAATTAAATACTTGTTGTCTTGTAATTGTTGCACCATCTTTATCAGGAGCAGAACCAGCAGTTGCATTATTTTGATTTTGATTTGACTCATATGCCTTAGCTAAATTTTCTGCTACACCTTTATCTGTTGTATAACCAGCAATTTCTGTATAGTGTTCTAATGCAGGTCTTGTTATACCATCTGTATGTGTAACAGATTCTGTATCATCAATAATAACATTGCCTGACAAATCATCTCTTCTGTATAATGTAATCTTTGCCATTATCTAATTACTACTCCTCCTAATGCTTGATTAATACTTGTTGCTATATTTCTGTTAAAGAATGGATTACCTGTATTATAAGCATGAGTCATGTATGCCTTTGAAGCTTCAGCTATTGGTTTACCTATTTGGTCTGACCAATTTACATCTTCTTCATCAGGAGCTTCTCCAAATATACCTTGCCATTTATTAAGATACTTACCTTTAACACTTGCATAATCTAAATTCTTACCAGCATATTCAGGATAGTATTCTTCAAACATAGCCTGCAACATATTTGTAGCTGCATCAACACTATCATTATACATAAGCATTATTTCTCTTTTCTTATCTTCTGATAACGCATTGTAATTACCTATTCCTATTTTTCTAATAGCTAAAGATTCTGCATCTAAAGCATTTGCAAACAATGTACTAGAAGTAGAGAACTGTTCTGATTTAACTGACTTAGCAACTGAACTAAATAAATTAGTTAAAGCAGCATCATCAGGTGTTTCATATCCTTCAACACCTAATACATATCCAATAAATTCTGTCATCATTGTCGATGATATATTTCCTTTAACTAATGTATTTACAAGTTGTTTATAAAATAATTTATTCTCTTTTTCAAATAAAGTTGCATCAAATCCTAGTTCTTCTAAAGCTGCTTCTGCTAATCCTTCTACTTTTCCATAGTGGTCTACATACTTTTGATTAACAACTTCTTCCCCATTTACTGTGTATACAAATGGATTATCAGAATCTCTTGATGCTATTGTTGCATTAAGATAATCTAATTTAAGTTGTGATACATTAGCACCTATACCTGCACTTTGCAAATCTTGAACTGTAACAGGTAGACCTTGACCAAGTCTAGAAAATAATAATTCCATTCCTGGAAACTCACCATTAACTTCATCAAAAAAGAATCCATAATTATCTACTAAAGTTCTATATCCTTCATCTACTAAGTCAACTAAGTCAATATCATCTGATAAAGCATCTATTCCTCTAGCAGGGTCTCCAGCACCTAATGTAAATAATTGAAAGTTACCACCCTCAATTAATAAACCATCAGGTTCAGTACCTATCCTAGGTCCTACTCTTTGATTACCTGCACCATCTGCACCCCAATTACCTTTATACTGATTTGGGTTTACACCACTAGCTTCATAAACTACCCATGTTGGTTGACCATCAAACAATGATGATAATTCATAGGCAAAATATAAAACTCCATTCCTTACAAAAGCAGCATCAGCTACAAGTTTATTTGAACCAGCCCAATTAGGCGTACCTATAGAAGCAGCTTCTTCTGCTTTCTGTATATCTAATTCTTCTTGTAATCCTCTGTCTATAGGTTCTGTCATTATCCTCCTAGCATACCATACATAGAACCCCATGTATTCTTATGTATTCTATTAGCTGTTCTTCCAATATTAGGAGTAACTTCTTTATACTCCCATGATTTCTGTCTATCCAATATTCTGTCAAGATTTGCTGAGTGTTCAAAGAAAGATATATCTCCTCTTTCATGTGCAGCTATAGAATCTTCTACTTCTTTAGGTTTAAACTTTCTTGCTCTAGATTCTTTGTTTTTCTTTATACCTTGTTCAGTAGGAGATACTTCTGCATATCTATCTAAGTTCCCCATTACTTGTTCGAAATAAGTTCTATCATCTTCAGGTGTATGAGGAAACACAAGTTCTACTAAACTATCTATAGCTGGGTCAGCTACTGCCATAAATAATAAACCTAATTCATATGCATCCCATGCTTGTAAACCATCAGCAAATGTTGTAACTAATTTATACTTAACAGCTTTAAAGAACTGTTCATAAGTCATATCTACATTCTTAAAAGGTCTGTTCTTTGAACCTTGTATAAGTTGAAACTTCTCTCTATTAAGTAAAGCTTTAGCTTCATTTAATGCATCATCTATTGTCCTAGCTTGTTCAGATGTAATTTTTGTTACATCAGGTGTTGCTTCTTCTACTTCTTCTATAAGTTTTTTAAACCTATACTCTTCCATTCTTGTAACTGTTCCTTCTGTTGTAGGTGTGTCTATTGATGTTTCTATAAATGCTTCTAATCTTTTACCTGCATCAAAACCTTCTTTAGTTTGTAATGTTGCAACAGGTTTTATGCCTAAAGTATCTCCTTCTTTAACTAATGGTATTATTTCGTATTCAACATAAGATGAACCACCTGGCGTACCAGTTGCACCTGTACCTAGTGCTTTTATTCCGTTTGCTTTAAGTAAATCTATATTATCCCCAAAAAGTTTTTGTAGAGTAATGTCAGGTTTATCTGGGAAACCCATAGCTTTTTGAAATGGTGGCTCTACTACTGCATTTCTCCAAGTCATATCCCAAAGATTAGCTTCTGTAACCATATCACCAAATTGTAATTGAACTGGATAATCGAATGTAACAGATTCAGGTATACCTAATGCTTTAGCTAAAGCAGGGTTATCACCTATTTTTGTATCTAAATTTAAAATTTCATTTAATTTTATATCTGTTACAAATTTATAATTTTTCATTCCAGTTTGCTGATACTTATGTGAATACATTGGATTAGTAGCAAAATAATTATGTTGTCCTAATCCTACACTACCTGCATCTCCTGGTCTTTTTAAGAAATTAGAATCAATAATTCTATTAGGGTCATCAGTAGACCTATATAGTATTACATTACCATTTTCATCTAATGGTATAGTTATATCTCTTGGTACACCAGACCTAGGGTCAGGACCTATTACTCCTTCATCTACTACATTTGTAGGTGGGTCTATATCAACAGGTCTACCTTCATCTCCATATATCTCCCATTCAACTTGCTCTTCATCAGACATAGCTTTATATTTTTCAAATCCTTCTTTCTCTATGTCTTCTCGTAATTTTTGAAGATAATCCCTTCTGTCCTCAGGTATTAAATCTTCATATTCTTTTTCTAATAATTCTTCAAGCTCCTCTAATTTTTCATCTAACATAGCTGCTTCTGATGGGGATTCTGCATCTGCATAAAGTTTGCTTAGTTCTTCATATTGTGTAATAAGGTCTTTTGGCTCTTCAGGAATTTTATCTGTTATCTTTTCTACATTCTTTTTATAATCAAACTCTATTTTTTTATCTTCTAATTTTTTTATCTTCTCTTCAATCTCTTCTAATTTATCATCTAACATTTTTTCATCTGCTGAAGATAAACCTTCTGCATCTCCATATTGATTCATTAATTCTTCATACTTTTGTAATAACTCTTTAAGCTCTGCATCTACAAGTTTTTGTTCTTGCATAAATTCTTCTTCTAATCTTATTTGTTCTTTAGCAGCCTCATCTATTAACTTTTCATAACTTTCATAATCAAGAGATTCTGCTTTGGAATAAGATTTATTATCTATATTGTATTGAACTGGTTTTAATCTGTCGTAGTCAGGATTCTCAAATTGATTACCATACATTTCATTTAAGTAATCTAGATTTCTCAAAAATGTTTTACTATCTTTAAATAAATCTCTATTGTTATGTAATACATGTTTAGTATTGTCAGTTAAATTTTTAAATATTTCATCTGCTGTTTTAATATATTCATCACGCCAATCTACAACTTCTAATATTTTTTTCATTGGTGCATCTCCTCCAATTACATCTTTAACAAGTCTTTCATTCTCTCCATCCCAAGGCATAAAGGTAAGACCATATGTAACATTACCCCACATAAATCGTATCATTCCTGCCATTTCACGAAATTCTTTTGCTGTAGGATTAATTGTAGATAATATATCTCTCATTGAATCTGCAAATTGTTTCCTTACTATGTTAGGAGAATCAACCAAATAATAAAATTGGGAATCAAAAAGTTTGATAATATCTTCATCTGACATTGATGAATATTTATTTTCTGCCATATACTTCCCTATTAAATTGTTCTTGTCTATCTAAAACATCATCTATATTTTCAGTTATCATGTTTCTTAAGTTAGTAAAAATACTCGGTCTGCTTTCATTTTTCTTTTCTAATTTCTCTAAATATTTACTTTTCTCAATAGACATAGGAGTAGGAGGAGTAACACCATATATTCTTTGTAATGCTTTTGCCCATACTTCTTTAGTTGCTTCAGGTGGAATCATTTCTGTTCCTAGAAATTTAAATGTATCTACTGGTAAATCTGTATTACCTTCATCTTCCTCATAATTTCTACCAGCATAATTAGGAGTAGTAGTAGGTTCTTCTACTTCTACAGGAGGTTGTGCTAAATAATTATCTACATCTTTAATTATATTATTTAAAAAAGCTATAGCATCATCATCATTATATTCATACATTCTACCTGTAGTATATGGATACAGTTCTTTTAATACATTCTTAAAAGATTTATCTTCTTGTTCTTTTTCTTTTTGGTCATAGACCATTCTAAACAATTCAGCTTGTTGCTTTAAATCTAATCCTTGTATAAATGTAATAGCATAATCTTTAGCATCACCTTCTACTTTAAGTAAATCCCATCTTCCTTCTTGTTCTTCACTAAGTATTCCTTTAGCTAATGCTCTCTTATGTTCTGAATCTCTTGGTAGTATAGATACTCCTTCATCACCAATTCTTGCCATATATTGGAATATCTGTGGTGCAGCAGTATCTACATTAATTTGAAATATACCTACTGAAGGAGACTCTTTATCTATAACATCTTGTGTAAATGGAATATTAGTTTCTAAAGATTTAGATTCATATCCCAACAAAGGGACAGCATATCTTAGAAATTCTTCATCACTAAAACCCTCAGCTCTTAAAGCTTCAATAACCTCATCGACAGTATATTCCAAATTATCCCCTGCCTCCTGAGGTGTATTGGCTAAGAGAACCAATGGTATTAAGAAGATTGAGAAGAGTTTCTTGCATCGCTCTTGTCTTGTCTTCACCTGTTATAGCCTCTCCGTATTGTTGCCTTACATAGTTAGACATAGATGTTGCCATAGCACTATCTAAATCTATTTGTTGCTGTAGTTCAGGTAATTCAAAATCTGTCTTACCTTGTAAGTATGCTTGATACCTTTGTTCTTCACCTAACAATTGTGTTTGTATATTTTCTTGTCTAATTTCAAAGTTTCGTTTTTGTAAATCGTAAGCTATTTGATTGTAGTAATCTACAAATGAATTTATTTCTTGACTTGATACAGGTCTTCCTAGACCTCTCTCTAATGCAAACTGTATATCTGAATGAGAGTTTATCATGTTAGGTGATTGATATTGGAATAACTCTTGATAACCTTGTGCGTAACCAACAGTTGAATGAGGCTCAAACTTATTAGTTCCATATCCATAATCTTCTAATGTATCTTTAAAGAACTCTTTAATAAATACAATCAAGTTAGAACTATCTGCACCTGGAGCTAATAATATAGAATATAAATCTTCTTTAGAAATTGTATCTGCATTTAAATTAAATCTTGACATAGCTGAATTTATTGCAGCTAATGTTCCACCCTCAGGTTGATTAAAATCTATAACTCCATAAGCAAATGAATAAGGTTGTAAGAAGCCTGCTTCTACTAATAGATTCTGTACCTCAGCTATTTCTTCAGGACTAGCATTAGCAAATAATAATCTATCTACTCCTGTTTCATATAGAGGTATCTTATTACCTTGTTCTTTAGAACTATATATTTCTTGGTCATATTCTTCTATACCAATGAATCCAAACTGTGATGGGTCTGCAATTCTACTCTGTAGCCATGGGTCATACTCTCCTGCAGGTAATAGAAATTTTTGAGGATTATCAACCATGTCTAAAAGTTCATCAGGTGATATATCTAAATCACTAGCTAAAATAATATTATCCATTCCTTCTAGATATTGTTCTAATGTTATATCTCCTGCTGCTAATTGGTTTTCAAAATCTGTTGCACTTCTATTGTCTATAGCCATTGCTGCATCAGTTTTGAATTGAGCTTCATGTTGTTGTTTAGTTAGAAATGATTTATATGCTAAATCTGCTTCTGTAGAATAAGTACCTGTTATAGCTGCTCCAATAACAGCATCATCAATATGTGCAAATTCTTCACCTGGTATTTCTCCTGTTTTGGAATATATATTTTTTAATACATCAGCTTCTGTATTTACTTTATCTGCAAGCTCAACTACAAGTTCATCTTGGAACATGAATATATCATAACTTTGCAATATCATATCTTGTGTAGCTGGAGGTAAGTCTTTAAATACTTGACCTGTATTAGCTTCCCATACAAGTATATAGTCTGCCATTGATACAGGATTAACCTCTGCAAAAGGTGGTTGTTCAGGTGTTACATCACCACTAAAGTAATTAGTAATAGCATCTATTAAACTTTCTAATGCAGGTCCAAATATATCTGCACCCATCATTTTTAATATAAGTGTATAAAACTCTCTAAACTTTTCTTTATCAAATTCATGTGGACGACTTGGTCCAACACCTTCCCATTGAACACCATGTCTATTGTCTACAAGGGTAGTGCCTTTTGGAAGTTCATTAGGGTCGTATCTGTCTGTAGATAGGTCTTCTAATAACTTCTGTTCTTCAGGACTTAAATCTGTTTTTTCCCAATCAGTCATTATATTTCATATCCCATTCCGTAACTTATCTCCTCTGCTTCTAGTCTAAACAAGTCATAATAAACATAGTAAAAATCAGGATACTTGGACATTAACTGACTTGCAGTATTCCTAAGTATTCTCCTAGCTTCACTAGCTTCTGCTCTACTTATACTAGCATTTGCTCCATATCTTTGCTTTATTCCTTCTAATAAGAATTGTCTAGTTGCTATATACTGCATAGTACCTCTAATAGCAGGTAACTGAGATACAGTGGTTATACTTCCATCAGGTAATGTAACTTCTGTATTTTGTTCAGTAGCAATAAAATTAATTAATAAATCAATTTTTGAATTTACATCTAAAGAAGGTGCAGTTGTAGAAGTCTGACCATATCCAGGGAATTGTTTTTGTACTTGTAATCTAAATAGATATAACATTTCAAATTTCTTATCCAATGGAACTCTTGAAAACATAGGTCCATCCATAAGCATTCTTCTATAGTTTTCATAAGCTAATGAACCTTGAGCTTGTCTTATAGCTTTTTGATATTGTACATCTGTTAAATCTACTCTATCTCCTGAAGCAAAAGCATCTGCCCATGCTTGAAAATCAAACTCATCTAAAGGAGAATCAGGAAACATATAGTATCCGATATCAGGATGTTTATCCATTAGTTCTTTATTTTGTTTATAGAAGTATCCACCTTCTACTGTGTATGTAGTTGCTCTAATTTTTTTAGACTTTGATGTTAATAAAGCTGTAGGGTCAAATCCAAACATCTTAATAAACTTACCTGTAGCTTGTACTCTGTCTCCATCAAACTCTGCTAAGAATTGATAATAAGCATCTGATAATAATACTTCTGCAAAATAATGATTATCAGGGTCTTCTTCTTTTATTTTAGTAGGGTCTAGAAAGTGACTACCTTCAGGTCCTATTTGGTATTCATATTTAAATACTGGACCTGATGGTGCTATAGCTTGAACAATACCTCTTATAAGTAACATATGACTTGCTAATTTTCTAGCTCTTTCTAATGATTCTTGTTCTGCTGCAGGAGAACTATCATCAAATATACCTGTAGTATTCATAGCTCTAAGTACTGTTTTAACTTCATTTGAATATTGTCTTTCTAAATCTTTATCTATTGAACCACCTGCAGCAAGTATCTTTTTAAACCAATTAGGCATTGCAGATGTAACATAAAATCTAGGGTCATACCATTCCCCTTCAGGTCTTCCATAAGGAAAGAATGCTTCATCAATAGATTGGCTAGTTGGTAGTACTGCACTAGCAGGAAGTTGTGCTAATGGTCCTAATCCTGGAACTACAGAACCTGCAACCATATTTAATCCACTTGCATATCCTACCATTTTAGCTTTAACTCTAGGAGTGCCAATATCAGGTCTTCCTGTTATTGGGTTAATACCTATATCTGATTCATCAGGATTATTAAGTGCTCTATCTACATTAAATCCTAAATCAAAACCAGCCATGTTATACATTTCTTGACCTGTTTGTGGGTCTGTAGTAAAGAATCCTTCATCTTCTTCTGTACCAAATACACTAGGTTTTCTAAATGCTTCTGTTGTTCTTTGTAACTTTCTACCAAATAACATTTTTTGTGTTTTTAATAACTTAGTCCATGTTCCTGCAATTTCCATATAGACTTCTGCGAATGGGAATATAAGTCTTAGTTGGTCAGATATAACATGTCTTTTGTTCAAATCATATAGCAGACCTTTTGTTTCTTGTAAAGCATATGACTTAGCTAAATCATCTATAGCTCTTAAGTCATCTACAGTTATAGCTTTAGTGACATCTGCTTTACCCATTGTCTCTAAATTTTTAATAAATTTCTTAGCTTTAGAGCCAGGTAAACTTGTACCCATAACATCTTTAGCTTTAGCTAATATCTTAGCTCTTGCAGCATCATCCATATTTGCATATGCACCTTCTATAAATCTCCAGTAGAACTGTCTAAATGCTGATGACCTAGATAGTTCATTAGTAGAAACACCCATAAGACCTGCATATAATGTTTCTATAACTTGGTCTGCTTTAGCAGCATAATCTCTATCAGCTTCAAACCTAGATGCTTTTACTTTAAAGTTATCTGATACAACATCTGTTTTATATTTATTTAACCAAGTAGAATATTTTCTAAACTCTGACCTTGACATTTTTCTATTAAATATCATGTCTTCGTATTGTTTAGATTTACTATTAAATATTTGTATACCATGTTCAGATTCATCTAAATGACCTCTGCCTATTTGTCTAAGTAATTCATGGTCTCCTGATTCTATAATTTGATATTCTATTACATGACTAGGATTCATAGGTCTAGGTGTTTCTAAGTCTAAAGGTATCTTCTTACCATCAGGTAATACTTCATGTGCTCTATATTTACCTCCAGTCTTAAGATGAACTCTAGCTACTACTGAATCAACATAACTATCAGACCATTTCTTATCTTCCATAATTAAAGCTTTTAGTTGTTTAGCATCATCATCACTATTAGCAACTAATGCTTTTCTCCATTTAGATAAATCACCTGACCAAAATTCTTCTTTAATTTTATTTACGCTGTTTACAAAAGCTGGAGATGTTGGGTCTCCTACAACAGTAGCTGCTGCTAATCTAGAAGCTAACTCATCAGAATGTAACTGCAGTATCTCTGAAGTCCAAGCATTATAAAAACCTTTTTCACCTTTATTAATTACTTTAAATCCTCTAGCTCTTCTAGGGTCTAAACCAAATAATATACCTGCGTGAGATTGTGTTAATGCTTGTTGATGTTCAACAGCTAATTCTAAAGATTCATCAAAGATATCTGTTTCACCTCTACCTAAATTAAAAGTATCTGCTAGATAATCATCTCTTACCATCTCTCGTTCTTTTTGTAAGAACTGTCTAGACCTTTGTGGTTTCCTACCTATTATCCAAGCAAATGCTGATAATGGATGAGCAAATACATTATCTAAGTCTGCAGCCCACATTCTAAGCTGTTCTTCACCAACAACTCTTAGTACCCAAGCTGGTCTAATAAGAACAGAAGGTTTCCATATTCTCTGCATATATCCATCAGCTACTGCAGTTAATAGTCCTTCTGATATTTGATTAATACCATCTTCATCAACATTCATTTTAATTCTTGTTCTTGCACTTTTAACCCAAAGCCTTACACTCTCTGTTAATGTTTTATCTTCTTTTAATGCAAGTTCTGCTAAATCTGTTATAGGTTTAGCTAGTAATTTATCAAAATCTTCAGCTGGTAAAGAACCTTTACCTCTTAGTCTTAATCCTAATTCTCTTAAAGGTCTAAATACTCTTAAGAATAATCTTGCATCAGGCATAGGAATAAATCCATCGTTGTAATACTCAGAGATAAGATGAGCTGTTGGTCTAGCTTTACTTACTTGATTTGTTTCTATCTTTTCTAAGATGTTTGTATTTTTAAGTTCATCTACTAATTCATCTAATAGAGTTCTTATTTCTCCTTCTGATATAGCTAATTCACCTAAATCATCTGTAGAAGTTAAATACTCATCTAATGTTCTAGCTAAACCACCTACAGTATTTTTAAGATTATCTGTAGATTCAGTTTGAAATATTATATCATCTAACAATGTCTTAAGTTTTGTAGCTTCTACTGGAGTTAAATCACTAGAACCTACAACTCCTAAATCATTAATCTTATTTGTTTTAAGAAAAGTTTGTATCTCTCTAATCTCATCAGGTGTATATACTTTATTAGGATTTACCACTATATGTGGTATGTTTCCTTGATATAAACCAGGAGATAAATCTGTTTGTGTATCAATAGACTTAGATAAATTTCTTAATCTATTTTGCAAGTATTCATTTATTTTTGGTGCTCTAGTAGCTAATTGAGCACGACCAGTTCCTAAACCTGCTTTAGGTATTACAATAGTTCTACCATCATTTAAAGCTTTTTGAATATCTTCATCAATTATTTTAATTGCTTCATCATAATCAGCATCAGTAAAGAAAGCAGCATCATCTCTTCTAGGTGATTTTTTAGTAGCTATACCAAATGCATTAGGCTCATTTCTAATAATTGCTTGACCACCTGTTCCTCTTCTTTCTAAGTTATCACCAAACAAATATATTTTATTAGGGTTTGCTTTTAGAACATTAGGTTTCATATCATCTATATATTCTAATTCTATTTTTTCTACATCATCCCATTTGCCATTCTCTAAAAAGTTTTTACTAGATTTAAGTCCTTGACCTGGTGCTCCTGCACCTGATAATACAACTAATGCACCATCAGAGTTAGCTAAGTTATTTGCTGCAGCAGTTCTGTAATCAAAACTTCCTGGTTCTATTGCACCCCAATCCTTTTCAAGATTTCCATATTTAGGTTTATTAGCATTTAGTTTGTTTAATTCTTTAAATTTAGGAACATTATTTTCTAAATAAAATACTTGTTCTTCTACTTGTTGCTGTATTCTTGCTATATTTTCATCTAAGTTTTCTATAGCTTCATCTAAAGTAACTGCAGTTTTTCTACCTCTACCTCTAGTAATTTCTTCTGATATGTCATCAATTACTTTATCTCCAGTAACTTCATCTATGTAAGCTTCCCTTGTAATTGTTTTTGTTTCAAAAGCTTCTTTAGTTACAGGGTTGTTTAATTCGTCTGACTTTCTGCTATTAAGATAATTTAAAGCTTCATCTTTACTTACTGCCTTAGGTTCAACACCTCTTTGTTGTGCTATAGTTCTTTTAGCCCAAGCTATATTTGCACCTGTAGGTTCATACTTAGCTAGGATTCCTTCTTTTTGAGTAACTAAAGCTTGTCTAGCAGCATTCAAGTTTGAACCTTTTTTCTCTAGTTCTCCTAACTGAGTCATAGATAATTTAACTTTGCCTTGTATATTTTTAGGTAATTGATTCACTTCATCAGAAAGTTCTACTTTAATTCTATCTGCTTTAGTTCCCCAATCATATTCTGCTTTTGCTAAATCAGTATCTAAATTATCAGATAATCCAAGTTGCAACATTCTTTGTTTGTTTTGGTCATATCTACCTTGAAGTTGTAATGGTTTATATTCAACTTGCCATAATGGAAACCCCTTACCCATTCCTGCTTCGTTTAATATTCTTTGATAAGCAGCTTCAGTCCAACCTTCTTTAGAAATAATATCTTCTAGCAATACTCTTCTTTGTGGATTAGTAAATAAATCTTGTGGTAGTTTTCTAACTTTAGTAATTTGTACAGGTACTTCGTTACCTGCTTTATCAAAGAATGTTAATCTCTGACCAGTAAAAGGTAATGAAAATTCTTCTCCTACTTGTTTTCCAAAAGCTGTAGCCCATGCTCCAGCACTTCTTGTAGTAGATGTTCTCTTACCTTCCATAATTAATTTCATAGTAGAAGTTTCTACACCATAGATATTATCTGCTGGTGACATATTAAAATTCATAGGGTGTCTAGAAAAATTAGCTGTATCTAAATCTATTGGACTAACCTTGCCTGTATAACCATAAGGAACTCTACCAGTAGTACCGACACCTAATTCTTCTGCAATGTCTAATACTGCTCGTTCAGCTCCCTCATAATAACCACTATGTATTCTTTGAACTAATTGTCTAGCTTCAGGTTCTAATATATTGTTACTTGCATCTTGTATTTTTTGTAAGATAGTATCTATTTCATCTGAATCAATTGCTTTATTCTTTCTAAATTTAGAAACAATTCTTTCAGTAAGCATTCTTGTATCTTCAGGAGATAACTCTTCTGCTATTAATTCTCTAAACTCTTTAGGTATAATTTCATATTTAGAACCAACAAACCATTCAAGTTCACCTAACTCATTAACAAAATACATTCTTGTTTGGTCAATGGACGACATCCATTTACGAACACCTTTTACTAATTCTTCAGGTAAACCTACATTGGCAAACTTTTCTCCTATATGTGTTAATACTTGATTCCATATTTCAAGTACTTCATTCATATTTTCTATAGCATTAACTGGTTCTTCTATATCAGGATTTAATATCTTAGCTTTTTGTTTTGCTGCCATTTCTGATAATTTATCTAATGCAGGATTTGCAATACTATCATCTACTTTTGCAAATTTCATCCAATCTCTTAAATCAAAAAATGATTGATTTAAATCATTTACATAAAGTTTTGGTACAGGAAACTGAGCAAATATTCTACCTAGTTGTGTATCATTAATACCTTTTGATATTGCACCTTTCAAACCTACTGCTGCACCAAACTCTCCTCCAATAGCTCTACCTAATGTTGATGAAATCTTTCCTCTCATAACCATAGAGTTAGGGTCTAGTTTATTTAATACTTGTCTTTGTTCTATAGCATCAATAAGTAGAGATTGAACTTCATTTCTATTTTTAGAATTTTTTAAAGCAGCATGTAATGTTGCATCGCCTTGTCCTCTTAATAAGTTATTTATTCCTGTATAGTCATCTGTTAAAACAAATTGGTCAACTATCTTTTGACCTCCTTTTGTTTTAGTTACATACTCTGTAGCAGTAGGAACATGTACTGTTTTCCTTACTGAGTTATTAATAATTCCTGCTCTAGATACAACAAGAGATTGGTCAAGACTTCTTACTGCCTTACCAGCTTTATTTAAATATCCACCAAGTAATATTGCTGGGTCCATAAATAGTGTTATGGCACCATCAACAATACCTGACATTATATTGTAAGCTTGAGTTCCAGGTTCAACTACTGATGAAACTAACGGTGCTGCAGGAGTTAATTTAATAACTTGTCCATTTCTAGATTTAAAAGATAAACCTTCATTTCTTTCTCTAGCTGCATTAGTTATATCTTGACCATAATATGATTGAACAATTTCTCTAATTTCTTCAGGGTCTCCACCTCTAGCAACCATTTCTTTAAATATATCTGTATCTTCTGCTAGTGTTGAGTTACCAAAGTAACCTTCACCTAAGTTTACTTTTTCTCCTGCTGCTAATTTTTTAAGAGCTTCTCTACCAACTGAGGGACCCATTTGTTTTTTAATCTTCTGCCAATCATTCATTGCTTCTCTATTTGTATAAAGTTGCAACATAGCACCTGCAAATCCAATACCATCTTCATGTTTTTTATCATTTAAATATTTTTGTGTAGCTAACAAAGGTTTCTTAACTAACTCTTGTGCTGCAGATTCCATTCCTACAAATGCAGTTCTAACAGCTCCTCTAGCTACTGCTTTTGTTTTATCCCACCAAGTCTTTTCATTATCTAACCATCTCTCTACTAATGGTGCTAGCTCAGGACTTTCTGTAGTTAATCCTATAAGAGATGCACCAACTAATACATCTTTAGGTAGATAGAAATGTTCTTGTATTAAACCTTGTAAGTTTTGTGATAACTGAGGATTTGATTCTACATAGCTAGTTAAAACTTTAGCTTGTTGTATCCTATTATCTTGGGCTTGATTTTCATAATCTTCCATGAATGGTGGTTGCCACCACCATCTTAATTCTGCCATGTAGCCCTCCTATAAATTTCTCAACAATGCTGCTATCTCTTTACTAGGCAATACTCTATACATTGCTTGTAATATCATATCTGCATCTTGAGCTAAGAAAGGTGCATCAGTAGCACTTAGTCTTGTATTAGACGGCTCAAACGGTCTCTCAGTGCTTCTATATGCGTCTTGCACCAATCTACCTAAGTTTTGAGGTGTTGTATTCTCAGGCGTTTCTACTTTAGGAGTTTCATCTTTTGGCATGGCAGCAGCATTTTCTAATCTCTCTAAGTCTGTTGCCTGACCATGATATTCTTCTGCTTTAAATTCTTGTTGAGGTCTATATCTACTCAAAGGGAAAACCTCCAAGCATTGGATTTTCATCAGGAACAAATACTATATCTATTCTTCCAAAACCTGGGATGTATGCTAATGATACAACATTAAAAGTTTGGTAGTCTAGTAAATGTCCATCTTGATTATCTGTTAAATATTCTTCTTCATAAACATGTTCTTCAGGAAAATTTCTAGCAACTATTTTTGCAAACTCTACATCTGATGGCTCAGGAATAGCCATTATCCTCCTCCTAACATAGCAGCTAGATTAGGAGGACCTTGAGGTCCTGCTGGTCCTGCTGCTCCTGCTTGTTGAGCCATCATCATAGCTTGTTCTTCAGGACTAGGTTGTTCACCAGCAGCACTAAAGAACTTCTCTAATATATTTCCAATCTTCTTAGGATTGTTATATATTTCCACAACAGCCATCATTGCTGAAGTATCTCCCTGTTGACCTTGTTGTAATAACATTTGGAAAAGAATTTCTTCTGTTTTCTGTTTAGTAATTCTTTCATTAATTTGTGTAAGATTATCTAAACCATCCATCTCAGCTTGCATTGTTTCTTTATCAATTATTCCAGCTTGAAGTAATTGCAATCCTGTAATAATTTTATTTGGTGCATCGAAAGAAGCCATAGCACCATATTTTCTTTTTGTAACATAGTTACTATCAATATCTCTATCAGGAGTATAGAACTCTGCAAAGGAAGCTCCTTTGTATGTTCCAGTCATAGGTTTGCGTTTATTACCTAGTAATATTTCGTCTAACTCTAATCTCTTAGTATCTACTTCCTGTAATGCGTATTCTAAAATAGTATGATACTCAGTTACCATTTGGCTTACACCTGACTCCAACTCTTCTAAACCTCTACCTGTTACAAATGAATTTGGAGATATAGCATCATCCTGAACAGGATAACCTGCAACAACTCTTAATTGTCTTTCAAGTCTTCCTACAGATTCAAATAACTGATAAGGTAAATTAGTTACAGGTTTAACAACTTGAGAACCTGGTGTTAAATAATTTATAGAGTGTCTACCTTTTCTATATTTACCTGATTCTATTTCTCCAACAATATTTGTTTCTGTAAAGACAGCGTCTTCCATAGCTATAACTGACAAGATATTAATCTTTGCCATAGCTGCCATTAAACCTACAACTTGGTCAAACTGACCTTGCAACTTATCGAAACTAAATCTTTTAGCTACAACAAATGCTGGTCCTGATTTAAGAACATTAGGAATAAAATCTACAATTTTCTTTGAAGCTACATGTACAATATATGTTCCTTCAGGATTCATATATTCTATAATTATATCTCCATCATCTCCTGAGTTACTCCAATCAGCTTTATGTTCATTTAATCCATATAAAGGAGCAGGTTGTGATTCTCTTTGTTTTGCTTTCTTGTCACTGTTGTACCAAGATTTTAATTCAGGATACATCTTTAATAATTCTTTAATTGGAATCTTTGTTACAATAGCAAGCTCTTGTGGGTCTTGTGTATTACCCATATGTCCTGGATAACAATCATAAGGATTTCTTAATTCAGCTATAGGATAAACATTTCCATTACTATCTTCTTTTGTAGATATAATCCAAACTGCAAATCCATAACCAGGTAGCCATCTTGCTACTTGAGGTAGTTGTAATTCAAGTTTTTGAAGATTGTCATATGAATTAACAATTCTTTCTATCTTTTCTTTTTTCTTCCTATTACGACCACTATCTCTAGCATTTGTTATTTGTACTTCCGTTGTCGGTGTTTTACCAATTTTTTGAGCTAACCTATCTAATGCAGATAACATTAAGTTAGGTGCAGGTAAGTTATTACTATCAGCTTTAGTTCCTAATAGTTCTGTTATACCTTCTTCTCCACCATTAAGAATAGCTTTAAATCTATATCTATCAGGTAATGCATCTTTGTGCATTTGTCTTAAGTATATTGCTCTATCTAAAATTTGGTCAGGTGTCATCTAATTAACTCCAAGGTAATTCATTCCAATCTATGGTATCATACTTCTCATAACTTGGGGAGTATTCATAGGACAAATCGGCATAGGACAATCTACTAAGTGTTCTTACTACTTTCATAGGAAACCAACTAGCCATAACAACATCTGATTTAAATCCTCTACCACCACTTCCTTTAGAAGCAAAATAAACTAATTGTTTTTGATAAGTTATTGATTTAGCTTGTGCATCTCCTCCATAAAAAGGTAAGCTTATCATCTCTTCATTAAACATTGGTGCTAATGAAGTTACTCCAAATTTTTCATCCCATTTGTTCTTATGAGTTTCATGTCCTTCTAATTTAATACCTTGTACATTACAATACTCTTTTATTCTTTTATCTTGTCTAATTGCTTTTTGAAATCCATTCTCTTCTATTACCCAGTGATAACAATTATATTTTTCATGCCAATTTCTTATTAGAGCAAATGCTTCGTCTAATCCACCACCATGATGATTTTCTAAATCTACCATAGTTAATTTTATTTTCTCTCCTGTTTCTACAGCCCATAAGAAACCTGCTTGATAACCTGTAGCTGCTGGGTCTAATCCAGCTACTAAGTATGCACCTTCAGGAACAGTACCTAATGGCATATTAGGTTTATAACATTTCTCTATACTCTCAGGATTAAATAAACTTAAGCTATCATTGTAAGCTTTATTTAAATAAACCATTTCAAAATTCTTAAGACCTCCTGTAGTCATAGCATCACGCTTTCTATCCATTAGCCATTTAAAACTTCTTTTGCCTGACCATAACATACAGTCAACATGGTCCTCTTCGTCAAACTCAGGTACTACACATAATGAATCATGTGCTTCTTCTACTATTGTTTCCCATGCTTCTGATTCCAAAAGAGCAGAATACAAATCTTCAGGATGCTGTCTTGAACCAATAACAAGCATAGCTGTATGCTCCTCTTTTCTAGAACCAAGTGTTGTAGTCCACCAATTCTTTGTATTATTTCTTGATGATGGTTGCATAGTAGAACTGTGGTCTTCAATGTCATCTGCAATAATTATATCGCAGTCTCTTGATAGAATTTTACCACCCCTACCTATACCTATCATTGTAGGTGATTTAATACCTGATACTGTTCTAGTAGATACAGTAAATCCATTTCTTGACCACATCTTACCTGCTCTAGTTGCAGGTTTAAATGTACCATTAGGTCCACAGAAATCTTCTTTAAGTTTATCGTTTTGTTCTAAGGTATCCATCACAGACATAACTGAGTTCATGGCAATATCCTCGTTACCTCCTACCCACATAATTCTTATATTTGGATTCCTACAAATAAGCCATATCACAAAGTGAATTAATAATTCTGTCTTACCATGTCTAGGCGGACTTAATATCATCTGTTGGCTACCATGAAGTAAAGCTTTATTAATAGCCTTTATCCAGTTCTCATGAAAGTCTGCAGTTTCAAAAGGTATACCTTGTTCTGTTAAAAAGTACCTATCTCTAAAATTAGTAAAGTCATCTAAAGATTGTTTAGCATCATCTGATATCTCCCATTCAGCAGATTGTTTATCTTTTCTAGCATCTTCTTCAAATGCACCTAATAACCTAGATATGTGTGCTGGTGTACATTTTAATTCTTCTGCTATTTGGTTTCTAGTTAATCTCTCCTGAATTAAGTCCATAGCATAACCTTCATTTACAAATTTATCATATAAGGCACCCCTACGAACTTGAGTTACTTTTCCTTTATTAACTTCTTTTACATCAGGTTCGTATTCTCTACCTTGAGCTTTATATCTAGCTTTTCTTTTAGATTCTCTGTAATAACATGTTTTAGAACAATACTTTGTTTTTCCAGGAGGCAGGAGAGTCTCACATTCAGGACTTATGCATACAACATTAGTAGGCATTACTTAGATTCGACTTCCTCTGACAATTTCTCCATGTTCTCGTTATAGTCTCCAACAAATTTCTCTATTAGAGCATCTACTTTAGAAGTATTAGGTTTTTTGTTTATTAACTCTGAACCACATGCTTCTTGTAACTCTATTGCCCAAGATTTTAAATCTCGTGGCGTTCCAAATATATTTGGTTTATTTTTAATTTTTCCAGCCATTAATATTTCTTACCTTTTCTTTTTGATGGGTATCTCTTTTTCTTCCCCTTCTTTGTTACTGGCACGATTCCTCCTAACTTGTTTGTTGTAATTTACACAACCTAGATTAACACATTTCCATGTGTTTTTTACTTTTTTTATTTTTTGACCGCATTTATTGCAGTCATCATTTCTCATCTAATAGATTATACTATGCAACCTTAACCTTATCTAACAAGTGATAACTTAGATTGATTTTCTGCACTACACCTGTTGCGAGTAGGTCCTCTATAGGTACTATCAAAGAGCGTGAAAAAAAATTTTTATTTTCAGCTTCTACAATCCTATATGTATCGTTGATAATCCAATCGACTATATAAGGTATAAGATGCACAGGATTCCAGTAAAGGACCTGGTTGGTTGGGTAAATCCAGTAGAACATAAAATCAGAGAATGTTTTAAATTGGCACCCAATAGATTTTGTTCCATCATCTTGTACTATCTGTATTTCAAGTGCTACATTACCTGTTTCTTTACTCTGTGTATCTGTCTTTACTTCAATATACCTTGTACCTAGTTCATTATTGATTATAAAGAAGTCTGCACCTTTCAGTTGTTCATCTTTCCTTGCATCTCTTACTATGTACTTTCCTTTACCTTCTTCACTTTGAGATTCGTAGTAAGATTTAATTAATATTTCACCCTTCCTACCTATCTCTAACTGTTCTTTGAAATCAAACATTTTTTCCTTCCTTACTTGTTATATAATTACTATAACACTATAGTGATTTAAACAGGCATTATGAATCACCTGCTTTAAGAAATGATTTGTAAGAACAGGCGAAATACATCAAGTGGACTAGCAGGACCATGTTAACTAGCGTTAGAGGCTATTACTTCACATATTTATAAATAAAGTCAAGTCAAACAAACATTGTCACTAAACTTATTTACTGGTTTTGGGAGGGAGTGACACAGGGTACGCTATATCTAATACTCTCACATTAAAGAAAAAGTATTTTATACTTTCTCTTTACTGGTAAAATGTGGTAAAATAGGACATTAGGAATGGTGGTGTAGATTATTTATCTATACCTTCCTTGATAAAACATACGCCTGGCTACACCACTTTCCTTAACTCTTAAGTCCAACAATTACCAGCAATATTCTAAGGTATTACATAATGATATAGGGACCACCCCACATTGAAAGCCCCTTACGCATGGTGCACACTAGACAAAAAATACTATACACTATATCTGCTTACTAATACACATAAACACAAACATATACAAAGATATGTCCTACATATACCATATAATCCTATCTAATGATTTCAACCATAGATACTCTCTGTTAAGAATGGTATACAGGCTAGAAGGTCACTCATATGTTTCAATGGGGAAGCATTAATCTAGCATACCTGTAAAGTCAAAGTCCCATAAGAAAAACATACAAGCCAACGCATATAATCTTTCAGAGATAGTTGTTTGTTGTTTTTCTATATAGGCGGTTTGACTTGACTAGGCACAAGGTAATATCGCATTAGCAATATTACTGCTAGATTCTTGCTTAGTATTAGTTATATAAGAAAGGATAAAATTATGACTAAGAAAGAAAAAACTCTAAGTGAGTTATTAGACGAAGTTGGATTAGACCATCAGGTTAAGTCCTTACCAAATCAAGTACCTACAGATGATATAGCATCTGAATTGGTAATTGAACAAGGACTTAACAGTCTACAACCTAAAAAGAATGAAATTGGAACATTTCTTAGAAGGAAATGCAAAACCAAAGCATTCTTAAATAAACAGGTTGTAGACATATCGTTTACATTTAAACGAGTACTTGGTAGTGAAGTTGGCGACAACGCACTCGGTACAGATGGAAAATCCAACTCCGATAAACAGCGTTTCGCTGTTTATGTCGATGAAAAGTTCGACACAGGTATATACTTCACTCAGACTGCTTCAATAAAGCAGTTCGAATGGTTAGTGAAGTATAATACTGAACTTTTCACCGACTCTGAGTACTCAGAATATCATATTGATGAGAATTGGAAGTTACCAACTAAGTTCCAAACGGACTTAGGACGCAACAAATGCGTAGCTTGGACTTCCAATTCAGGAGTTCCTATTATCGTTCCTACAATATCTATGGCACAGCTATATGATAGAACGAATAAACTAGGAGGAACTCCTTTCAGTAGACCTAATAGCATTGTCAAAACTGACATAGCTATTGCCAACATAGAGGTTGGTAAAGTCTATCAACAAGATATTCAGGTACTCAGTCCTGAACGATGGACTATAATATCTAAAGCTATGGCAACAGGTAACTACGAAAATACTAACATAACACACGAGGAAGTGGACTTCCTTAAATACTATGATAGCTTAGCTACCAAAGCCAAAGCATAATATAATTAAAGGGAGTAGAGAAATCTACTCCCTTTTTTTAATGAGTCATAACACAATTACTAAAAAAATATAACACACCTGTTGGAAACATATAACACCATAGTCTGCTCTACACCACATAAATATAAACTAAACAAAATCATAAAGAACAAATATATAACACACACCTTATTCTAAAATAAAAAATAAAATTTTTTTACCCCACAATACATGTAATAAGAAATTAATTTCAATCACACACGCGTGAAAGATACTGTCAAATTCTAGTATTATAATAAGAATCCTAATCAACGCATTAAGAAAAAGATTAAAGTTTTTTTCAAGAAATTTTTATTTCTGTTTTTACACAAATTTGTGCATGTGTGCACGAAGAAGGGATTATCTATGAAAAATTATAGAGAAAGTAAAGCACCTAGTATGAACTTATCAGGTGTGCGAGAGTATAACTTTCCTAGTACACGGATACAGGGAAGTAACGAATGTATATTCTGTAAGTCATTGACATTGTCATACAAATCTGTATGTCGTAAGTGTAAGTACATGGTATCTCATGAGAGATTAGAGTATCTTGAACACAGGCGACAAGGTCAGATAGAACTTATGGAACAAGAAAAGAAAGAGAAGTTTAAAGAAAAGAGTTCTTACGCTAACAAGCGTAAGCGTATAACTAATACAATAAAAGATATATACTGTATGTTATGCTTCCTTATCATACCTTCAGGTATGAATAATGGCTGTGTAATATGCAACGAATGTATATAAAGCTATCTACTACTGACACGCAAGTGCTAGTATCCACGCTATTAGTAGTGCCATATTCACGCAAGTGAATGTAATTGTACCACTACTAATAGTGTAGGTAGCTTGATACCTATACAGTAGAACTGATGTTCTCCCTTTTGTGTAAATGTGATTCAGTCGTGTAGGTATCAGGCTATCTACGATTAGGAGTTGGTTAATACAAATAGCCCTGTTAACACACCAATGACCGAAAGTAGGTAGCTTACAGCACATACACTTATGGCTATAAGTAAAACATTGACTACCCTGATGTTGTAGTAACCTCCGTAGTTCGTAATGTTACGCAATGTCTCATGGATTAGTGTGTGCTGTAAGCTATCTATTCGGATAGCATACTCATGAGGAGGTATAAAGATATGGGTAAAAGAATAACAGAAAAAGAACTGTTAAGCATGGATATGGATAATCCAAAAGACATGGCTAAATTATTCGCAAGAGTATTGGCTAATACTGTCAGCCTTGGGGAAGAGATAGATATGCTTAGTACTAAGCTAAAGACTATTGGCGATATGGTAATGGTCTTGTGTATGCATTCTGAGGATAGAACTCTAACAGGAAAAATTATGCAACTTATGATGGACAATAAAGAGTTCGTTGCTTATGCAGAACGAATGGCTAATGAAACATCATTTGAAGACATGCTGGAACACATGCGTAATAATCCTGCTATGTTCAATCTTCCTGATGATTTATCAGATGAAGAATTGGTAAGATTCAAAGAGGCATATGACAAGAGTAAAGAAATGTTTGTTATACAGAACATGGAAAACAATTTGAATAGCGAAGAAGAATAATGGGTGGTGGATATTCCTTTGATAAGGAAGGTAATCGTATTCACAACTCATGGATATCGTCTAGTGAGGAGGAGGAATAATGGATAATATAATACGCTTTTGGGTATTTAATATTTATCAACCACTCTTAGATAAGTTCTGTTATGGAGTAAGAATAAGAACTTATATTAGGTGGAAAATTAAAGGAATAATTTAGGAGGAATAATGGCTGAGATAAAAGATAGTGATATCGTTCAGGTATTAGCGTGTAAGTTATGCGTTAAAGAAACGAATGGTAATGGACATCTTAAAGTATCTGTAACCATTGATAATGAATTTCTAGTTTCATGTGAAAACCATGAAATTCATTTAGGTAAGTGGGCATTGAAAGATGACCTAGTAACAGAACTTATTAAGAAAGGTTGTGATTGCTGTGGCTGAACATATGAGTGAATATACTTTTGATTATTTCCCTAAGAGACTTAGAGAATTAGTTAAGAGGTTAGGCTATGCAGATAAGAGAGGTTATCGTGCAGAGAAAAAGAAGTCAGCGTTTGGCGTTAGGTTGATGGGAGATTTCGACAGAAGCGACAGCAAATCAGATGGCTCAAACATGGTTGATGGAATGATGTTTGCAACAGAAGGACATAGTGTAATTGATGCACTATTGGAAACTGTTAAGGTAGTTCAATCACAAGCTATGGTTAACACTAATCTATCTATGGTTAGATATATTAGAAGTTTGTTTGAAGAACCTGATGAACTTAAAGATTCAGATACTTATAAACAATGGCATAATGCTATGAAGGATACCTTAGAACTAACTGATAGACAAGTTGGAGGAATAGTAAAGTTCTTTGATATCTTAGAAGAACAACTGTTTGATAAGCAGATGGTTGGCGATTTCATTGATGGCGTATTTGAAAATCAACCTCAAATGATTATGGTTGGAGATATACATAGTGTTGCTTCGGCTATTGGTCGCAGAGAGGGAGATGACTTAGATGAAATGATTACTGCTAAGTTAGATGAATCCGAACTAACAGACCTTTTAAAGGAAGCTGTTAAGAAAGTAGAGGAGGAAGAGTGAGTGATACTGGAGAGTACACAGGTATAGAAGGACATGAAGAAGATATTGCTAAGGCTTCTATGAAAAAGAAAAGCTGTGCAATAACTAAAGATATACTTAAATATCTTAACAATTTATCCATAAGGTATGGATATAACAGGCAATTATTAGATGCTATCTTTCGTTCAAGAGAAGAGAGTGATGAGTTGTCTGATGTGATTGATGATAGATTCCCATTATTTCTAGTAATGGTAGTTCCTCATTATCACAAGCAAGGCGAAAGGACTGACCTACATTATAGAACTATATGGACAGGACTTATGTCTCAGGATAGAGAACTTCAACGAAGGTTTATCGTTGATATTCCAGCAACAGCTTTTGAGTTGCTACCTGAAGTACCATCAATTAGATACTTAAAGCAAAAAGAGTGGGCTGATTGGTGGAAACAAGAGAAAGAAACCATAACACAAGAGTTCATTGAAGAGATGAACAAGTTAGAGAAAGGGAGTGATTAATATGAACAACAGATGTTGGGAAGTATTAACAAAGGTGCTTCCTGTTTCAAGGAGGATACTACTATACGGTCCGCCTGGCACAGGGAAAACTTATATTGCAGCCACAGAAGGATTAAAGGAGGGACAAGAGATGTTCCAAACTACCTTAACACAAGATAGTACTGCTACTGAATTGTTAGGACACTATGTTCCTAATGAACAGGGTGCTTTTGAGTGGCATGATGGCTTAGGAATAAAGGCTTGGAAACAGGGTGCAAGATTGGTTATCAATGAGATTGATAATGCAGGAGTAGATGTGATGACATTTCTTCATGCACTATTAGATGACCCTATGTTTGCGAGGTTTACTTTACCTAATAAAGAAAAAGAAACTGTTAGACCTGCTGAAGGTTTTCAGATTATAGCAACTATGAATGGTGTGCCTGATGATTTATCAGAGGCATTAGCAGATAGATTCCCTGTTAAGATTCATATGGATAAGGTTAATCCTGATGCGATTAAACAATTACCTACAAATCTTAGAGGAATATATAACGACTACACAGAAGAAAACCATGTATTCTCTGTTCGTAAATGGATAGACTTTGCGAATCTTATGGATAATGGTATAGATGTAGATGACGCTTCATTCGCTGTATTTCAAGATGATGCTGATTCATTGGTAGAAGCATTAGCTATACAAGATTCAGATGATAGAAGTGATAGCATAGAGGAAGAGGATGAGGATGAGTAACATGGATTTGTTTAGAAGTGATAACAAAGAAATTACTAAACCTATTCAATATCCTAACTTAGCTTTGAGGGGTAATAGGGTTGTGAAATACAAACTTAATAAAACCTCCTCGTATGATAGAGGTGGGAGGGAATTACAAGTTCCCTCTCTCCCCTACTTAGATGGTATAGAAGAAAGAAAAGCTATAAACCTTACCATGTTAGCTAATAAGTATTTCAGATTTGATAAATACAAAAAGCTAATACTTGGTACAGAAGATATAATTTATCTTTCTCAATTAATTTCATCTGTATGGCAGGTCAAGTTAATGTATAAGAAACTTTGCTATCCATCAAGGATTAATACATCAACTAAGAATATGGTTGGTAATAACTGGTGGGGTAATGTTAGTGAGGAAATCTTAGAGTATGATAAAGGAATTATCAAAAGCATTGTGAAGTTCTTTGCTTCATTACCTGAGTATACTCCTATGGAAGCTGAGGAGAAGTGCTATGTTGAGAACATATCTGACTTTGAAATTAAGAATATTAAGAATGAAGAAGGTATGACAAAGGAGATGTTTAACTATATAACATATAAGAAGTTATATAGTTCACCTTATCCTTTAGTCAACGAGTCTTATGTACAAAAGGCTTATGCAGATATGGTTACTGATTACTATGATACAAAAAATTATAGAGTAGCACATTTGAATGCAGTTAGGAAACTAGCTTTAGTAGATAATGATGTTGATTGGTCAAAGATTAATGATGAGATACTTAATCAAGTTAAATCAAATCAAATCATTGGAACATTTGATAAGGAATTAATACAAAAAGAAGTAGATTTCTTTGAAAATATGTGTAGGCATACTTCTATGGTTATCAGAAATGCTCAACAACTTCCATCAGATATGAGGAAGTTTCCTTATAAAGCTATGAGATATTCTTGGAAACAGAGAGAAAGAACTGGCTATGGATACATGACTACCTATCCTAAGAAGTATAAGGGTATGGTAAGAAAGGTGTATAACAAACTAACCTTGAATGATTGGGACGGTAAGTACTATGATGAAAAGTTTAGCAATAGAATTACACCTATGGAAATGGCACAGAAAGCTAAAGAAGCTGTTCAAGATGGTATTAAGTTACCTGAATCTTTAGATAAAGAAACTAAAGATGAGATTAAAAAACAAGCTAATCATGATGCTACATTTCTGTATAGGACTAACTATGAGTCTGATGGTGTACATGGTAATGCAGATATAAAACCATTTAAACCTAAGGAGAAAGTTAACCAAGCTATAAGAGAGTTAAGAAAAAGAAACTCTGACTATGGTGTTGTACCAAAGAATATGCACAGAATGGCACTTGATAGAAAAGTATTTTCAAGTAGAAGAACTGTTGCAGGTGGTTCAATGATGATAGACTTTAGTGGTTCAATGGGTTGGTATACAGAAGAAGTTGTAGAGATTATTAAACTTCTTCCAGCTTCTACCATTGCAGGTTATGTTGGCTATGGAAGTTCTCAAAATGATATTAGATTCAATGGTGAAATGTATCATGGAATGATAGAAATAATTGCAGATAAAGGAAGGTATGATAGTAAAGCTATTGATAGACTTAAGGATTATGGTCAAAACAATATAGACTTTGATGCTGTTAAGTGGTTAGCTAAACAGCCTCTTCCTAGAATACTTGTATCTGATTTACAATTCATTGGTGTTGATAAAGATAATGGTAACACTAGAGAATTAAGTGCTGAGAAAAGATTAGAGATTATGAACTTTATGGTAAAGAATAATATTATACCTATTAATAGTTATGAATTAGTTCACAAAGTAGCTAAGCAATTAGCAACTTCTGTAAAGCAAAGCAAGTAAGCACCAACTAAAAGGCGTGAGATAAACTCTCACGCCTTTTTTTTTGGTCTAAAATTTCCCTAAAGGCGTGTGAATACACGCCTTTTTTTTTGGTCTAAAATTTCCCCTATCAATAACTTGTATAAACAAAGTTATGTGATAGCATATACACATGAATACAAACAACACAAACATAGAAACAAACATGAAGAAATTGCTTGACAAAGCAATGGCTTCAAAACAAGGTGGTCATACTCCATGGTATGAACAGATACCTGACAGGGTGAAACCATTCATTGAGGGATTAGAATCCATAATGCGTCAGGGAAAGAAACCAAATGCTAGTTCTGTAGCAAGAATACTGCGTGATGAGTTTAATTTTCCTGTGTCTAGGTCAAGAATATCAGTATGGATAAACGAGTATATCAATGAACAAGAAACAAGATAAGGCTTTAGCTGAGCTATTAGCTGAAGCTGAAAGTGAAAAGATAAAAGAACTAAAAGATACTAATCAAAGACTATTGAAAAGAATAGATAGTCTTAAAGATAAGAAAGCTGATTTAGTTGAAGCTGTATATCGTGGTGCAAAAGATGGAATGTCTACATTGACATTACCAAACATTAAAGGACCTAAGATATCTACTGCAAAGAAGGGAGAAGAAATCTGTGTACCATTGTTATCTGATGTTCAGTTAGCAAAGCATACATCAAGCTATAACACACAGGTTGCAGAAGAAAGAATAGACAGATATGCAGATAAAATTATCAAGATAGCTAGGATACAAAAGGCTAATCATATCGTAAAAAGATGTGTAGTCTTTGCACTCGGTGACATCATTGAAGGAGAGCTTATATTCCCTGGACAAGCACATGAGATAGATAGCTCATTATATAGACAGGTAACTGTTGATGGACCAAGGATATTAAATAACTTCTTTAGTAAGTTGTTAACTGAGTTTGAGACAGTAGAATGTTATTGGGTCATAGGAAACCATGGTGCATTAGGGGGGAGGTCTAGACGAGACTATAACCCTGAAAGTAATGCAGATAGAATGTTAGGAAAAATACTACAGACTATGTTCGAGGGTGAGAAACGAATTAAGTTTCATGTCCCTGAGAAATCATGGTATACAGTAGCTGACTTAGGTGTCAAAGCTAAGTTTCTTTTATTCCATGGAGATAACATTAGAGGAACTATGGGTGTTCCTTTCTATGGCTACAACAAAAAGATATTAGGTTGGAAATCATTGGGTTCTGCAGGACTAATGGAAGAATTTACTCATGCAGTCTGTGGTCATTACCACACACCAACACACTTATACATTAATGATGTAAGAGTTTGGGTCAATGGTAGTACAGAAAGCCACAATCCTTATGCACAAGAACAACTAGCAAGTATGGGAAGACCTTCCCAATATACTTTGTTTGTTAAACCTAGCAAAGGTGTAACTGCTGAGTACTTAGTTGACTTGGAGGAATGATGGCTAATGTCAAAGCTGTTGAGTTTGCAGGTGTTGGTTCAATACCACATCTAGTAATAGAACAAAACGGTAAATATGAGTATGTCCCTATAAGAACAGGGGTTACAAATATTAGCAACATAAAACAAGAAGAAGAATAGAATAAGGATATATCAAGGAGGTATAAAAAATGGCAAAGTTTAATCCTGCTGACTATGAAATGGTCGAAGATAGATTAAAAAAATTTTGGAAAGATAATCCAAATGGTCGTATCTTTACAGAGGTAGTATCTACAAGTGACGATGGAACTATGGTTATTGTAAGAGCATTACTTTATAAGGATATGGAAGATATAAATCCTGTATCAACAGGTATAGCACAAGAAACAAAAGGTCAAGGTGGATTTGCAAATGCAGATGCATGGATGGAAAACTGTGAAACTTCTGCTATTGGTAGAGCATTAGCTAATTGGATGTACCAAGGTAGCGGAAAGAAAAGACCTTCATTAGAAGAAATGTCTAAGTCTACAGGTAAAAGTGAAGTGGCTCAAAGCAAACCAATCCCTCAAAAAAAGGAGAAGGACATAGCTCAGGAGGAAGGGAAAAAGGCTACGCCTCCTCCCTCCACTTCTCCTTCATCTGAGGCTGAAGGTGTTAGAGCTGTATTAAAAGAGGCAGGCTTTGACCATACATCTAAATCTACACATGAAAAAACTGGAGAGATAGCTGTTAATAACACAGACTTACTATGTATGTGTGGATTAGTAGTTAACTACATAAGTCCTAAGGATAAGAAAACAGCTAAGAGTCCTGACTTTAGATGTTCAGGTGCAAGTAATTGTACGAAAGGTGACACCGTTGATGGGAAAGTATTTTCTAAATCATGGTGGGTAGATGGTTGGAATACACCTGAGATGTGGAAAGATTATGCTGCAGCTATGAATGGAATGAAAGTTCCTAAAGCGAAATCAATGGACGAAATTGGTCCTAATGACGCTCCATTTTAAATAAGCAAGAGCCATGGTAGAAAGGATAACACCCATGGCTTTGCTATAAGATTACTTACTGATTTGTTTCTTAGCGTATGTCTTAACTACTGCTAATGCAGCACCACCACCAGCTAATGCAGCTAACTGAATTGTTTCAGCTTCTACACCAACAAGAGGAGCAACTGTTAAGGCACCGATAAAGGCTTCAACGAATGTCCAAGCTGTTCGCTCAATCATATCTTTTAAGTCTTCACTCATTTTATAACTCCATGCTTCATTCCAAGGGGTCCACTTCACATCCATCTTGAATGTCCCATCAGAGTTTCTTCTTCGTGATTTTTTTTCAAACATTAGTTAATTATCCTTCCTTTAATCATAGCATTAGTAGTTAGTACATTACCATTTATTTCTTGTAGTTTTTCATATACTGTCTCTGCTAATACCACATGGTCTTTAGCTTTATTATCAACAACAGGTTTTTGGTTAAGTAGTTTATCTATAGTTGTATATTCTATTGTTACATCTTTACCTTGTAGTAATTGATTAGCTACCTTTCTATACATTTTCTTATACGCAGTGCCACTATGACCTATGAAGCCATCATCACTTAAGTCTAAGTCTTGCTGAGTCTCTCCAACAATTAGACAACCTGAGGTATGCTCATCTGTATTACCACTATGAATTAAGATATAGGTAAAGTTAGGTACATCTTGTATATGTAACATACCATAGTGTGCATTCTTATATCTTTCTGAATACTTAGCATGGAATCCACCTGTCTTTCTAAACTTAACATCGTATATACCTTCAGGTATACATGTCTCATGCATTACTTTAACAGCTTGGTACTGGTCTTCTAATGTATAGCATTCAAAGATACCATCTATAAATAACATACCATTAGTAGCATCCTTACCGAACTGAGTTCTTATAACTTGTAGTTTCATATTATCTCCTTGGGTATTTACAATTACAAATGGTTACATTTGTATAACCATTAGCATGTAGAAATGTTCTACACTCTTTATCTTGAGGCAGTTTTTTTACCTGCATTATTATCTTTATCCTTTCTAAAACCTATGGTTAGTAACCATACGCATAGTGTTATTAAAGTCGCAAGCCCTGTAATTTGTTGAGCAGAACCAGTAAGAGTGAGTGTAGCAATAACTAAACCAACTAAAGTCCAACTAAGATTTAAAGTTTCTTTAATTATCTCTACAAACCAAGACCATATCTTTTTAAACATTATGATTTCCTCATTACAAATGCTGCCATACTAGCTATTCTAGTCAAAATTACTGGTACTACAACCTCTTGTGCTTTTTCTTTTTGGTCTGTTGTCATATCATCACCAATGTTTGCAATACTTATTTCTTGTATGTTATCAAAATCCACAAAAGTTTCTATTGGATTCTCTAAGAACTCCTCATACTGTACCTCTGTAACAACATCAGCAAGGGTATAGTTCTCTACATCTTTATTTTCTACAGCTCTTTCAACATATTCTTCTACAGCAGTAGCAACTGACTCGTCTTCTTTAACAGCTTCAGCTATTATCTCTACATCTTCTGCTTCTACTTGTAGTACTTCAGCCACAACCTCAACTTGTTCTTCAGTTAGTTCTTCTATATCTTCAATAGCTTCTTCTACTACAGCCTGTACTACCGCCTGTGTTTCCTCTGTGGCTTCGGATAGATTCTGTACACCAATATCATTTACTTCTTCTAAGACTTCAACAACTTCTTCAGTTTCAAGTTCTTCAACATATTCTTCAATAACTTCTTCAACTTCTTCTTCAGATAAATCTTCTTCAACTACAGGTATATCTATTACTTCTTCTAGCTCTGCAACTTCTTCCTCAACCATCTCTTCAGAAAGAACTTCTTCTTCATCCTGTATAATATCTTCTGTAATAATGTCATCTCCATGTATCTCTTTGTCCAACTCATCCTGTACCTCTTTTAAATCTTCCAATACTTCCTCTGGTTCAGGAGGAAATATATCATTAGCTATTAATACATCTATTAAGTCTATATCTTCTTCAATAATAATTTCTATTTCTTCAAACTCTTC